GTTATTTTCCACTTCCGATTGAGTAATCTGCTTTACATTATCAGGTGGAGTGTCAATTTTTTGGATATAAAATACTGATTTCAAGGCTTTGGGTAGCGAGTTATTATATAGATTATTGGCTGCTTTATTTGAAAATGTATCAGCCAATGCCTCGCAAGATGTTGGAACATATTTACCATTACGATTTCTCATAATCCAACGAGAACCGTCTGTAATTACATATTGTGCCAACGTAGTCATCTCCTCTCTTTGTTTGATTTAGCAATGGATCATCAGAGACTTGAACTCTGAGCCTTTCGGTTATGAGCCGAATGCACTAACCAATTGTGCTAATGATCCAAGCTGCTGACACTATCGTAAGTTTATCAAGAAGTCCTATAGTATCAGCTTGTAATCCGTTAGTGGATTAAACTATGGTAGAACTATAGCAACTACACATTTTGCTCTTACAAGGAAATCACTTGCGTTCTGTAACATACCGGGTGGAATGTCACAAAGCAGGGCATATCAGATTCGAACTGATATAATGCAGGAATCAAAATCCTGTGCCTTACCACTTGGCGAATGCCCTATAAAAATATTAAATTTTGATAAAATATTGGAAACAGGCTATGATTTTAGCCATACTGAACTTGACATAACTGGAAAATTATGCCAAAATATGTAATGACTTAATCTTGGTTGGTTGAGTTACAGTCTGAATGACATATGTGGTTGCAGCCACGTCATTCGGACTGTTTTTTATTTCCATTATTTCTCTTACAATAATAATCATAGTCCAAACATATGTTTGTGTCAAGTATAAAACAAACACTTGTTCGATTTCTTGTTCATGTTTGCATTTTAATATGTATGGTGTCCTATAATCAGGACACTAAAGTTATTCTTTATTAGAAAATCTCGGCAGTAGTAACGTATTCATTACACCATTTCTTTCTATATTAAATATATCTTGCCTTACACTGTGCATGTCAACTTGTGACATGAATTTATTCTCTGAATAAATCATTGTTTTTGCTGCATTTGCAATTTCCAAAATGTCTACCTTATTTGCTATCCGCTCTCCTATTGGAATAATTGTCATTCCAAGTTGAGTTTGGATAATATTGAACTCTTCATCTTCTGGATATTTATCAAGCAATTCTCTCAATTCTTTCTTTGTGATAGTCTTATATTCAGCCACAACTAACCCTCCTTCTAGGTACATTTGCAAAATATGCTTTAACGACAAGATCACATTCGCCATCGTTTAAAGTGCCCATTTTGTATAATATCGAATTTTTGTCAATTACCCTTACATGTGTTCCAAGCACCATTGAATCTTCCGTCAAGCCATTTTGTTCATTCATATGTAGGACTTTATGACATGGCATATTTAATTTCTTGATTTCACTGGTCAAAGGAACAGCTATTGAGGTTGGAGAATATTTGTTCCCGATGTCGTTCTGAATGATTACACCTGGTCTTACTCCTACTTGAACTGAATTAATTTTGTCTTTTCCAAAGTCAATCATCATAACATCCCCAAAGTTTACAGTCATTCCTTTTACCTCCTTTCTTCTTATGTAATGTCCTACGTTTTTTATTTTTTGTTTACTTCTTATGCTTCGCATTATAGCGAGTTGATGACAACTTGTCAATAGGTTTACGCCAGTTTTTTAAAATAATTGACATACAGTTTACAACAACTTATAATATAGTTTATAAAATGATAAAGGAGAAGATAATATGCCACAAGGTAAAATCAAACCAGAGAACACAAGAGTAATGGTTGTCTTATCAAGAGACGTTAAAGCAAAGGCTGAAAAAATTGCATGTACAGATGGGCGAACCTTATCTGGGTGGATTCGAAATCTCGTAACAAACGAAGTTAACAAAGTTCACAGCGACACTAAAAACTAGTGTCGTATACATATTACACAAATTTAACAAGATCGAACGGATTCACTTCCATTGCCTTAGCAACCAAATCAAGTACAGCTAAATCAGGAACAGCACTTCCATTTTCCCATTTGCTGATTGTACTTGGTGCAATGTCAGCCATTTTCGCAAGCCCTCTTACTGTTATTCTCTTTTCAGTTCTGATTTTCTTTCCAATATATTCAACCATAATCACATCTCCATCAGTTTCTCTTTCATTCCCACTGCACCATTCGCATAGTTATTAACTGTTGTATTCACACTACTATGTCCAAGCTGTTGCTGAACAAATGCAAGATTTCCATTTCTGTTCATTATACTGGCATAATAATGTCTCATCATATGTGGAGTAATACCATTTCCATAATTTTCAAATATCTGTTTGATGTTTCTCTCTGTTGTACGTGTACCATTTTTATTTACGAACACAGCTTCTTTGTCTACAATATTATTCAATGTATTTCTGTACTCTAGCCATTCTCTTAATGCTTTCAGAGCAGATCCAGTAAGATATACAGGTCTTTTTTCAGTTTCTCTTTGATATCCTTTTGGTAAAACCATAATATGTGACATATCATTAAGATCAATACATTCACTATTTTCATCTAAATGCAAATCTGATAAATCCAAGCCAGCAAGTTCAGACTCTCTTATTCCAGTTCCTCTTAAGACACGAAAAATAGCAATATTTCTATTCCTTACACATTCATCCTTTTTCCACATTATTTTTTCTTCCATATCATTAAGCTGATTTTCTGTTGGAAGTTTTTGTGTTAAGTTGTTTTTAGAAGATATTCCTTTATACTTTATTTGTTTACTAAAATCTTCCATACTATTATAGAGTTCTCTCAATAAACATTCTCTATATGAATATACATTTTTTATAAAACTTTTAATGATATTTTTTCTTGTTTCCGTTGTGGTTGGCGACATTCCATTTGTTTCCTTATATCTAAGGTACGAACTAATATTTTGTGGTCGCAAGTCACTAAAATCAGGAACTTCTATTCCAGAAATTGATTTCTTATTAATGATATTATTTTCAATCAACCACTGTAAAAAATCTTTAATTGCCACTAAATAATTTAACGCTCCACTTTTACTTTCCAACTCATTCAAGTAATCTCTTAAAAACTGTGGTGCGTTTAACTCATCCAACTTCCTATTAAGCTTCTCAGCATTTCTATTTTGTACTTCTATCTTATAACACATAATTATCACTCCTTTGTGTAATCTGCTATCGCTTTTGCAATAGCTTTAGCTGCTCTTTTACTTTTTAATGATTTCTGAATAGATTCTGTATTCCAAAACACATCACTAAGCCCAGCTAACTCGCCACCGCAATTCCAGTTCGGAATACTAAAGAATCCTCCATTTACATATTCTCCGAAAATTACACTATAGTAATTTCCATTATAATCAACACCTATATGGTGAATATTTTTAATTTGAGTATCACCACTATAACTAATTTTATAATTTTCCATACTATATTCCACCTTCCTACATATTATTCTCTACTTTATCCGTATAATAACGTGATCTAATTCGTTGAGCATAATCCAACATTTCCAGATAATCGTCACACCAACGAATTTCTACGTTTTTCGTGATTTCTCCATTACAGCCTTCATTAAAACATGTTAAGTCTTTGATATGTTTCTTCTTACGCTGATTTCCATTTCTCTGTATACCACTTCCTAACTGATTAATTTTCATACAGTGAAGACATAAAAATCTTGATGCTCTTTTTGGATTTCCCATATTCATTATTATCACCTCGTTTTCTGCATTAAAAAAGAAGCAGTTTATTCTGCTTCTACTTTCATTTATTCCAAATATTTATATTTTCCAGTTTCAACCAACTTATTTATAAGTGTTTCAAGAAAATTAACACAGGATTCATATGTATTTCCTTCGAAAATAACTTCGTTAATAGCTGTATTTTTTACATACCATTCTATCTTATTATCGGTGGAGATGACTGCCATTATCCAATAGCTGAATTGATGTTCCTCCTCTCCGTACATTCGGATTTTATCCCAAACAATCTCTTTTTCACATATCTTATTTTTCAACCAATTCAAATTAATCATTGCTGCTCCTCGGTTTCACCGCTAAATTCATGTTTACATTTCAATTTATCACCAATATTATATAACACATCTGCCTCCACTTGAAAGCAATTTTTCTTTGGGTTACATCTTTTCTCTTAATTTATTGCAAAAATCAGAGGAATCAAGTAATGAGCCGTCAAATATTTTTTTACCTTCTGATTCATATATTTTCAATGCACCATCGAATCCTATAACAGCATATTCTCCATTATATTTATTCATATCTGAAAGTTTCCATTTAACAACTTTATACTGTGTACTGTCATCCATAGGTTCACAATATCCATCATGTTCTAAAAGAGCAATTCCAAACATATAAACTATATTATCCATTATCTATTCACCTCCAAATTTTCAAAAGAAATCGTCATTTCTTAACAATAATTATCCAATGTTGATATATATTGACTTGCAACAATATGCTCGTCTTTTATTTGTGGAGCTGAATCAATAGACTCGCCATTAAAATTAACTAGGGCTATTGTGTCGCTTTCAATGCAAATAATTTTCGCCTCAGAATTATATACCTGAATTCTTTTTAAAATCGTTTCAATTTTATCAAAGCATTTTTGCATATCACGAATGTCTTTCTCTTTAATGCCATTAGTCATTTTATACCACCTCTTCCAATCTTCCTAATAAATCATTCTTTACTTCGATTATAACATTCAACCTTGATTCAGTTGCCGTAACCTGACAAGCTTCTACATTGTCAGTCATTTGCTTTTCTAAGTCAGATTCAAGTCTGTCAATTTCTGTATCAAGCTCACTAATATATTCTCTTATCTTTTCTCTCATATCTGGTTGATTAAATCTGCGCCATCTCATACCATTCTGCAATGGGCAAAAATCCATACCATCGTTCGCACTTATAATTGTTTGAATTCCATATTTTGTTTGTTTGAAATACCCAACAAAAGGAGATCTACTTGGTCGTTGCTTATCTTGCCAACTTATTAAAACTTCTTCACCTAATTTTGGCAATTTAACAGATTCATCTTGCCAATTATAATCTCTTTCATTGTCGTAACCAATTATTTCATTCCATCCTCGCATAATATTCTCCATTTCTATACCAAAAGAAAGTTAAATTTACTTGGCTTTTTAATACCATCCATGATTATCAAACTCACCATTTTTATAGGCTTCAATATAATCGTTTAACTGTTCCTGCTTCATATCTCTTACAAAATTTACAGTTCTTAAAAACTGTGTAAAATTCATTTTGTTTTCTCTTAATAAGTCATGCAATGGTTTCATTTCTACTTCATGTTTATCAAATACTAAACTCATCATCATTCTCCTTCCATTTCAATATCAACTGGATTTTCCAATTTTAAAATCTCATCTCTGTGCTCTACTAACGCAGCACTTGCAATTGCGTTGATCTTATTCTGACAAAATGATTCGATTTCTCCTTTTGCTTCCATAACCGTTTTGTCCATCTGTTCATTGAACTGGTCTACAATAAAATCTAAATCACATCCAATATCCATACTTAATTTTCTAAGTTTAGATATTACAGCTTCTTTGTCTGCCTTTGTTAGTGCTTTTTTCTGTGAAAACAAATCAGTCACATCCTGAATTAACTGCTGTGCCTCATTCATTGCTTCCTTTGTTTTACCTTTGAATTCATCAGTAAACTGTTCTCTTTTACTAACAAAATCACAAGGAGGTATTTTACCATCTTTTTCAGTATAGCGAATTGTTACTGGAATTCCTGTTCCTTGTCCAAAAGATGTAATTGCCTCAGCAAATTGTGAATAACTCATCTCTATTTCTGCAATAGGAGCTTTACCATAAACCCAATCTCTATTTAATCCACGCTCTATCTCTGCATGTCTTAACTCCATTGTTATCACATTATTATGCTTGATACTACTGCCGAATAAAGGTGTTACACGGCTATTCGATCTATTAAACATAATAGTTCCATATGACGGATGGGAAGTTCTAGTTCCAAAATCTGTTTCTTCTACTTTATATTCGTTTTCCATACATTCTATTCTCCTTCCATAGTAAACTTAATTTTCTTAGCTTTTATATCTGATATTCAGATGCACACTTGTCACATACACTAAGGTTATCTTCTTCAATATAATTGCCACATAACTTACAATGATGTGCTTTATGTTTATTTTGTTCTATTTGAAGTAGTATATCTTTTTCTCTTTCTGCTTCGTCTAAATCAATATCAAAAAACTCAGCAAGCAATTTTTCTTTGTCAATATAATCTCCATTTCCCATAACATTAGCAAATGGATTTTCCCTCTTTTGTTTTCTGTCAAATACAGTATATTTACGTAAAAACCAATCCAAAAATTCTCCGCATAATTGTGACTGTTCTTGAATTTCTACCATTTTATCCAATGTTGGAGTTTTTGATTTTTCCATAAAATATCATCCTTTCATAGTAAACTTAGATTTCTTTACTTATGCGATTTCTTCAAAATATTCTTTTGCCATCTCTGAATCGACATCGCATATAAATTTATCTTTATAACATATAGTGTCTGAACCTTCCCAATATTTAACATTACAAACAGTATTAACTGGAATTGTTTCGTGTTCATCCCAACATTCAACAGTAGAAGGTAAATCTTTTATTGTTTTATATTTTGTTTCTTTCATTTATTATATTCTCCTTCCGCAAGAAAACTTGGTTTATTCAATTGATTTGTCTAACTCTTTCCCATATACATCTACATAACCACCATAGGTATTTCCATTCTCTTCATACCAAAAATACCATTCTGTATCTGTTATTCTCTTTACATTTATATCAGAAGTCTTTGTATTCTTAATCCATTTTTCCGCTTCATTAATAGCAGCATCTTCATTTGAATATATCCCAAGCACCCTTGCGTTTGCCTCTAGGTGTTCTTCTTTATTATTAATTACTGTATGTACTATTGTATATAACATATTTATAATCCTCCAATTTTTTTATTATTTTCAAAATCATATTTTCCATATTCATGTTCATATACATTCCATAAAAATGAATCTATTCTAATCCAATCATCTTCTCAAAATACATTGCAGCCTTTCCATTTGCGCCTTCGTATTTACGTCCAATACAACCAATTAATGCCGAGTCTAAAGACATATAAGAATTATTTGTATCAGCATAATTAATATATGTATGCCATAAATGTTTAGGTGCAGTTTTGCTTTCGTATTCTATAATCTGATATTCTCCAATACAATGTATATCAATCACTTTGCCCCATGTAAATTCTTCCCTTATTAATTCCAGCTTTTCATCAGGTGTCGCTTCTCTTACATCAGCATCTGTGATCGTATCTAACTCGCTAAAATAACAACTTCCATAATTACATGGATGGAACTTAAAATCATTTTCGCTTTTTACTACTGTTCCAATCTGATTTTTGTATACAACAATGTCTCCATATTTCATATATTTTTGTCTCCAATTTTCCAATGAATCTATTATTTACTTAAAATATGTATTCTATATTATACAAATCAATCATCGTGCGTTTTTCAGTTGTACCTCTAAAGAAATTAAACCACTCAGAACTCATTAATGGTGCTGTTTTTGCAAACTGTTCCAAAATTTTATTGCTACATTCTTCTAGTCCATTATTACCATAACATTCTGCCTTCAATTCACACCATGTAATTCCAACATTTTGAGGAACTGAAATGTAATCTTTAAAAATTTTAGGAATAATAACTCTTTTTATTTCTGATGGTTCAACTCTTTTTGTAACATATTCTACATAATCATCTACATGTGTATCTGTTTTACCAATTTTATTTTCTTTTGCTTCACATTGAACCTCCAACAATGCTGCACCATAATTAGGGAATGAGTTATGTTTACCAATCGGGCTAAATAAATATACCACCGATGTATCATTTTCTGCTCGTTTTCCTTCGTCCCAATTATCGTTTCCGCACTCATCCATGCTTAAAATTCCATTTTCCATTATGGACTTCAAATCACAAATATCTACGTTTTTGTATAATAGCATTATTATTTCTCCGTTTTAAATCCATTATTTTAATTAATAATATCTTTTAGTAAGTTCTTTATTATACTTCAACAATGCATCTCTTTCTATCTCATCAATTTGATTTCATTCTTATCACTCCAATTTATTTATTCTCTAAAACAATATTGATACAAGGTATTCTATATGAGTAGTCTCTGTTTCCACCAAAATCGTGATCTGACATTCTAATCACAATTGTTTTATTCTTGTAATCACTTTCTTCATATTCAGAGTACGTTTCTGTAATATTGATCCCTCTAATTGTTTCTCCGATATTAAGAAATTTACCGATATTATCCTCTGTAACAGGAATATTAATATTCAAATATACAGACAAACTACTTCTGGAAAACTCAACAGCGTAATCAACATCATCTGGAAAATTCTTAATAACGTTTGAATATCCTTCAGACAATTTTTCAATTTTATCTATTTTCCTTTTATATGGCTTATATGTATCTTCCATATCTGTATCAATCACTTCACAAATAAAGCCATAATAATTTTGATATGTATCATAGTCCATTGGATAATCTGAATTTACTTCATCTCTAATTTCTTCAAAATCGTAGTCATTTGTTTCGTCAAGAATCGTTTTTAAATTAGACTTAAAAACATTACTCCAATATTCTTTTGTTTCAATGTCTTTGTTTTTGCAAATCGCATTTTCAAAAAATTCTGCTGTCAGCTTATCTCTTTTCATTTCAATCACTCCATTGACATATTTAATATTTAATGCTATCATGTTCTTTGCGTTGGAAGATTATGTTTAGTAACTTTTCAAATTACGTGACTAATTAAACAGAGAAGGTGATCCCTTCTCTGTTTTTATTTTACACAATTCCTTCCCCATAAGTCATCTAATACTTTCTGATCGCTTGGTAGATTTGTATAACTAATTCCAATAGTTTGTAACTTGTAGTATTCTTCTTTTGTAATGTCGATTCCATAATCGCCTTTAACAGTTTCTCTATAACCGAATTTATCCTGGCATTCAGGTCTGAAGTACCATTTCTTATAAATTGGTTTATCTCCATGTTCCCATGCAAAAAGACAAGTAATTGTTCTACCAGTAGCAATCTCCGTTGTAACCGATCTTTCAAAATAAGGATTGTACTGCATATAAGCTAATTTGCCTCTTTCAATTGCATCTTGTTTGTCACGTTCACTCATTTCGAATAACTGTTGTGTACCTCTTCCATAAGAAGCATCATACACTTTACTGCTATTCACACCAACAGTTGAATATAATTTAACTCCGTTTCTGTCTGTTGTCTCAACTCTCTTTACTCGTTCTCCATTGATGTAGTCATTGCACAGCCTGTCTGCATAATGCACATTTCCATCTTTATCAACTGTACGAGTTGTTTTCTTCATGTCATAATTATCATAAGCCGCCTTCGCACCACTTGCACCGAAGATTCCTAAGAATGCTAATAAGCCACCAAACATATTTATCAACCTTTCTCTTCTATATTATTTTCTCCATTTGTCCATTTCGTCTACTGACTTCTTATTTAAGTTGTTGTACATATCCTGTCTCTTTCGAGATTCTTCCTTTTGGTGCGCTTTCCAAGGAAGATAAATACATAAATATCCTGCAATTAAAAATCCAATTAACTGTGCCATAATAATTGCCTCCATTATAATTGTTTACGTTCCTATTACTGTTATTTTAATTTTATCATATAATCTTAAATTTTGCACTATATATCCAGGTGTTAAAATGATCCATATTTAGTAACTTTAATACATCCTCAAAACCTTTAACAATATCTGTTGCAAATATAAAACCTTTTGCGTATCCCTCGTAATTATTATTAGGAATAATTGTAAGATACTTTCCATTTTTATGTACTTCATGTCCTCTTTTAGACATTTCCTTCTTAAATTCTTTGTAATTAAACATAATAATCGCCATTCCTTTCCATAAAAATAAGAGATTGAATATTCCAACCTCTTACATATTCTCCAAGTAAATTTCCGTTTCATTGCCCAACTTTTATTTCACTTCTGTCATAATTAGTCTGTATTCCAACACTTCCTTTTGGACTTTCACATAAAGCCCATCCAAAAGCAAGACAATCATGTAATCTAATGTCAGCTATATCTCTATCGCAACCATAATTATCAACAAGATAATTAATTACCTCTTTATCAAAGTCTTCTGGATATTTCCGTCCTATACAAAATACTTTTTCTACTTTCATATGTAATCATTCCTTTCTAAGTCACCACTTTAATATCATCTTTCATCAACAATTTCTCTAATTGGAAATGGAATAAATGTGTTTCTCTTAAATCTTTCCCTGTATCTCTCATTTATAAGTTCCTGCGCCTCTTCTCTTGTATTTGCATGAATAATATCTAAAACAGGACTATCACATTTTCCAATAGCTTCGAAGAAATACATTTTATTTCCATTTCCATACTCTTCATATCCTTGCGATAATGGTATTCTCTGAAATCCGATCTGTTTTGTGTCTGAATTTACTAAATAACATTTTGATTCATGGTCATTTCTAAATTCTATACACTCCTTACTTCTATTTATCATATAACCAACCTCCAATCTTCTTAGTAAATCATCGTTTCATTTCTCTTTCAAAAATAGCCATAGCATCCCTCAATCCTTGATTATATGCTTGCGCAATTTTATATTCTTCTGATTCTTTGACATTTTTAATAGTTGTATCCATCATTTTCATTGATATAATGATTTCTTTTTTAATTTGATTTATCTTATCCATACTTATCTCCAATCATACAATTATTTAATAGTTATACACACCAATATTCTTCTCCATCCATTGCTCTTTTAATTTCATCAATAGACAAATCATATAAATCAGCAACAAAATCTATTGCACTATCAATAGATTGCAACGAAGCAAATTTTCTTCTGTCTCTAAGACAACTAATAGCTTGCTGCAAATTTCTCTCCTTGTGTAATAATTCCTGCTGTTTAATTACTGCGTATTTTTCATAATTGCTTTGACTCATAATTTCACCTTCCTTTTGAAATCCTCATTTCATTTTCTATTTCTTTCATCCCAATTTTCTTCATTTACCCATTTCATAAAATATTCTGTATCGGTTTCTCCATTTTCATCTTTGGTTCTCTCTATAAATTCATCATAGATTTCTTCAGTAACAGAATCCAAACAATCAAATATTTTTAAATCATCATCACATTCTAAAATGGATTCATATCCATTATTCCATGCATAAATGAGGCAAGCTAAGAAATAATATTGTTCTACGCTAACACCAACTCCATCACAGTCGTAAAATGGTTCATCTAGTTCCAAATCTGCAATCAAGAATCTAACATAATCTGCAAATTCTCTTTTAAAATTAGCACTCATTCCTGTTGGTAGCCATCTTTTCGCTAAATCGTTAAGTCTTTCCTCATCAACTACCATTCGTTTACCTTCTAATGTGTATGTTGTCATAATAATTACCTCCAATTCTGCCAATGAAACTCTTGTTTCAAGGTTAATCATTGCATGTATCATAAGCCATGCAATTTCCATCTTCCATCATACAAAAGTGTGATAGAAGCAAGTTGCCAATTTTATTCATTCCATCCTGATCGGAATAAAATATAGCATACTCGTCACCATCTTCGTCTATCCATTTTGTTTTCTCGTCCACGTAATAAATCTTACCAACTTCAATTTGCTTTGGCATAAATTCTCTAATACTAACGCATTTTACCCTTTTCATAATCATCACTCCTTAATCTACCTGAATAATCAATCTAATCCGTTTCCCACCTACACAATCAATAACAATTCCGTTGTCCCCTGTGACATACATATCTGGATAACGACCAACTCTTTCAATTTCAGGTGCATCACCAGTTTCCATTTTGTCACTGAAAAAATCATATAAATCATCCTCAACAAACTCTTTTGTGATTACTTTTTCAATTTCAAATCCGTCATGACAAAATCCTGTATCTTCTGATAACCAATCAGCAATTTCTTCAAGAGCATATTCTCTATCTTCTTTTCTTTTGTATAATTCTTCTAAATCATCAGGAATAATAAGTTCTGTTGGAAGTTCATTTAATACTTCCATATCTCCGTCTGTGTCCCATTTAATATTTATTGCCTTTAACATAATTATTCCTCCATTTCTGTAGCTTCTGCTCCACTATCAAAGCATGTATCAGGTGCATTTTCTTCACCAGCATAAAGTTTCTGCCTTAATATTTCCTCTGCTTCTTCTTTGCTGTTTGCTTCTACTTCGTAATAATCCTCGTAGCACTCATAATATCTAACTTTAAATGTTTTCATAAAATCAACCATCCTTCCTAAATAACAAATCTAATAATTCCGTTTCCATTAGGTAAATTCATAAATTCACCTATACCTCCATGATATAATTTCCGTGCTTCTGTTCTTGTATAACCACATCCATCACACCAATCTGAACAAAAATCTTCCCAATCTGAATACCATGCACATATTTCTGCTCTAATATTGTATCTATTTGCATGAGATTCTATTTTCTGTTTGATTTTATCAGTAAGTTTTATGTACTGGCTTAAATATTCTTCACTTTTCTTGTCCATAGAATCATCACTCTCCAATCTTCGCTTGAAATTGCTATTTACTGTGTTTCTTCAATATTCTTTTCCAACATAAATACAAGTCCATCCTTATATGTAATTCTGAACTTATACATTTCTTCAAGCCAATCGTTAAAACCATCATCAAAATATGTTTTTTCTGTTCCTCTTCTTGGCTTAATATCATCTAATAATTCCATAAAACAACCTGTAATCCCAGATACAGACTCTGCGATTACTATTGGATTTTCCATAAATGCAAGTGTTGATGGAACTGCTATAAATCTGCACCTATTGATATTCGAGTTACTACTTTCTGTTCTTTCAACTACAATAGCTGCCTGATTACAATTACTATTCATAAACATATTATAAAATCTATTTGCATTTTCTTTTCGTTCTTTTTTAGTTGTTCTTCTCATTTCCATCACTCCAATCTATACCAAATTCCATGTTTTAATAGGTGTACTTACTGAAATATCAAAGTGTTCATCATTCCGTAAATCTTCAACCTCTTTTCTAAGTACAATACACTCAAATTTATTCTCTTTAATTGCCTTGCGAATTACTCTCATTGCACCTGCTTTTGATTTGTAATTTCTGTTAAAAGTAGCTCTTTTGTCTTTATCTACAAATCCAACTACTTTATAATAAATTCTATCAGTTGCTTTCCAGAAATTTTCTGCAATCGGAATGAGAACATAATGTTTACACATCCATTTGAAATTCTTTTCTGTTTTGCTGATATAAGGATTACTACCATCAATAAATTCTATATGCTGATATTTCATACTCACACCTCCTTGTAATCTTCCAATAGCTCATTTAAGTTACCTTTTCTCCACCGATGAAGTTTTCCATCGCCAGTATAATTTCTAACAACTCCAACCTTATGACCTGCAACTTTCTGATCGTGCTGTATATACTGACGAACAGAATTATGATGATGTCCATCATTATGCACTTCTATGTACTTTTGTTTATTTCGCTTGTTTTGATATATCCTTACTTCCATATTAATATCCCTCCAATCGTTTCCATTCACCATTTTTCTGTTCCCATGCAGTCGGATTTAAGCCATACAAATCCTTTTTTGAACAATTCATCATATCTTTTATCCATCTGCTCTTTGGTATTGAACATTTCTTCGTGGTCTAAATTACCTTTATTTTCACCAGACAGTTTATATAGTACACCATAAGCCTAACTCATTCATTACTTGGCAAATTCCATTTTGTAATGAAGTACATGCATATTTATCTACATCATCTTCAGTAAAGTTATCATTTTCCTCAAAAATATCATTAATTTTTTGGCACAGATTACCCAACTCTGTTTTCTGTTCTTCTGTTAATTTGTTTAGTAAGTCTTCCATTTAATCATCCTCCTTTAAGTTAGGACACAATCCAAGACCACCATCAATCCTAGGCACTCTTCTATATGCTTCTCTGTGTGGGCACTCTTCTCTTTTGCACTCTGGACAGTAACATTTCTTGTATTCTTCGTAGCTCATTTTCCAATTTGTTTCTTCTACAAATCTTTCTCGTGTAATCATATTAATCACTCTCCCTTCAATTCAGCATAACCACCATCGAAATTCTGTTTCCAACTTCTGTATATTCCGTTTGCATCTCTAAACTCTAAGTAATATGCCTCTCTCCAATCCCAAGGCTCTTGCCATGCAATTTCTGCAATCTCACAAACAATTCCTTGAACATGAACAACATCACCAGGTTTTAAATCTCTCATACTAATCATTCTCCTTTTAATGCTTTTTGTACTTTCTTATTGAAATCTCCGTACTTCGCTTTCCATTCAGCAATTATTCCTTCTGTAGGTTCGCCAATCAAGTTGTATCTTTCTTGTCTGTATTCTTCTGGATTTTCACAACACTCCGTTACAAATACTGCATTTCCACTATTACTTGCATCGCAACCAAAACCTCCAGTTGCAAGCACAAGCTGATATTTTGCTTCTCTAAATTCTGGTTTGAAAAAATCTTGTTTAATTACTACCAACTTGCCTTCAATATTGTCACTTAATGGTTTACATTCACTTCTATCAATTATTGTTTTCATTATCGTTTACCTCCTTCACCCAATCTGGTTCATATCCTCTTGATTCCCACATCATCACATCAACCTTATATCCTTCGCTTTCTGGGAATTTTTCTTTTAGCAATTTATAAATCACTTTTGCTTCCAATGGATACGTAAGATGTCCTTGCTCTGTTGCAAATAGATATTTACCATTTTTTGATACAGTAATTTTTGTATAATCAACCATTTTATTTTCCTCGCTTTCTATCCTGAAACAGTTCTTTCCTTTGGAATTACCAATCACAATCGCTAGGACTAATTCCTTCAATTTTCTTTTCGATTGCATTTATGTCTTCATGTAACTGTGAGATTCTATTACAAATTGAATTGTGATCACATTCTCTGTAGGCATCTTCCAATTCTTCAACTCTCTGTAAAAATTCATTTCTGAGTTCCTTTAATATATCAATTACAACTTTATCTTCCATATTAAATTGCCTCCTGTAATTTCATTGCTATTATTTCTGTATTTGATACTTTATAATACTTTCTTCTTGCACCTTTTCTAAAAAATCCATAGGTTTTATAGTTATTAACTTCATCCACAACTTTGATTTTTCCTTCAATTCCACAATATGTTATAAATTTTCCTGTAAGTTTTTCGCAAATTTCTTTCGCTTCTCTTTCTATTTTTTCTTTGTCTAAGACAGCATCATATTGTATACGGCAACCTATGTTTTCATATTTCATAGACTCAACAAGTGGAATAATTTCATTTAACAAAGCCATATTCTTTTCTACACTTCTGTTCTTATTAAAATCAAGTTTGAAACAGTCCATATAATCTTTTCCATTCCATCCTTTATTACTCCAAAAATATAAATCCCAATCACTTTTATAATGTTCCATCGTATCTGTCTCTTCTGAAACCTGGTGAATATCATATCTGTCTATAAACTGCTTCAGAATATCATTTAATGGTTTTGCAAAGCTTTTTGCGACTTTTTCACAATGTATACTCCATTGCTCACTTGTCATAGATTCTGCAATCTGTCTATTCTTTCCCTTCTGTTCTTCTGAATAATGCCTATCAAAATGAATAGAATGTATTGAAATCTTTCCGTAACCTTTTTCAATCAACAAATTTTCATTTGCATTTATATAATGATAATCATGTTCTATATACATATTGCTCAACCTCCTATGCTACATTCTCAAATTCTTTTACTTTTCTTGTACCAATGTATCCTTTTAATGATTCATAAAATTCTCTTTCTTTATCAATGATCCTATAAATCCATTCACATTTGCACCACACTTCATGGAATAACATTTCTTCCATTAACTCCTGTTTCTCTTCTTCTGGCTGTGAGAATTTACTAATAAATCCATCTGTATCTGAAATATAATAATTAGCCCCAGAACATTTTGTTTTTCTGTCACACATATACTGAAACACTTTTCTCAATCGTGATTCTGTCATGTAAGAATAATGATATTTATTATCCATGCGATGCTTATTCATTCTCTCTATTGCATAATTCACAAATTTATCTATTGAACAATTTGATAATTTTAATTCCATATCAATCAACCTCACTTTCATAGGTGCTAATGTCAATTCTACCTAGCTTAAAATTTAAGTTTTCACTCCAATTCAAACTGCCTGACTTCACAGGAAACTCATCATAATAACCATAGATATTTGCCTTATATACATTCCATCTTGCACCATCTACATGTAACACTGAATAAATCAGCTTGTCGTTTTTATAGAAGTCATAGCAGCTACAATCAATATCAATGTAATATTTATATCCGTTTTCATCCTCTGTATTGATTGCAAAATCTTCTCTGTTCATCCGTGATATTCTTGATTTACCTATTAGTTCTGCTTTGATCTCGTCTGGAATATCTTCAATCTTGTCTAATAAGCTTGAATCAATGAACACAGGCTTCTTTTCTTTCCGTTCATACAAGTTCGGAAACTTCTTTCTAAACCGTGCTGCTGTTCCACAAATATATTCATATCCGTTCATTTTCGCTTACCTCTCAATCTCTACATCTAAAATCCGTTCTGCATATCTTATTGCTTCTCCTTGTGTTCCAAAACCAATGTTGTATTCCCATATAGAATTGTCTCCATACTTTACTTTATGGAATACTTTATACTTTTCGCCAAGGTCAAATTGTGCATACGCCACAGCTACATTTCCTTTTTCAGACAGCCATAACACTTCATCGCCTCTGATTTTCATTTCACATTCTCCTTTCTAATAAATAAGACAGACACCTCCTATAATCCTAATCCGTGTTCCTTGCTTAATCTCCGTGCAATACAACTGCCATTGCGGTTGCGTTATTGTGTTTAGTTGCTAAACCATGAAATCTTAGATTCATCAGAACTCGATAGTTGCATTTTCTGAAATATAA